TAATGATCTTAGTACGCGAAAGCAGGAAAGGATACGGGATTCAAAGAGGCTTAGCCCCTAAGTTAAGACAATCGGCGAAATTCCCAAATCAATAGACACCTTCATTAGGGTGCCTGCTCCCCGCAAGGAAAGAGGAGTTAGGGTTCTGCAGTATCGCGGAAGCTGAGGATCTCTGCACTTTTGAGTGCTTGCAATCCCCGTAAGGCAATGTCGAAAGATATCCTTGGTAAATCCGACTCATGTAGCGGGTTAGACGGGTGCAGAGAGAGAGGTGTAAGCCGTAATGGCTGAGCTCGCAATCAGTGGAAGTCCTTGATTTTGTGAAAATAACAAATAATTAAATATGAAGTTTTCAAACTCTTCTATTAAGAATTCATCATTTTCCGATCAGGCTATAACTAAGAGTTTCTCTTATTATATAGATATAGCGTTAAAGAATTTTAACGGTATGATCCTCCGAAAGGATGGTCGCCCTATCATTGGCTGACTTATAACTAAGTTTGCTGATGTGGGTGGTAAAGTGTCTAAGTGTCGAGTCCGGTTAGTAGTGAAGTTCAGTTTCCTATTGCTTCGTTTAATGAGATCTGAGGGTCCGAAGGGTACAGTCTTGTACCTTAAGACCTCTCATGTTCTTATTCAACAAGCGATCGCTGGTTATATTGTGACAGACTTGAGTCCGTTAAAGAGAAGAGTTCGGCGTAACCGGAGTGGGTATCCATTGTGGATCCCTCTGGATGTTCGTCGTTCTCTTGCGTTGAGAGATATCGGTATGATCAGACTCGTAACTAGCCTTTGTGCTATTTATCGAGTTATTGATTTTCCTGGTACTTTAAACCTTGGTTCGATAACGGATAAGGGTCCTGCCTTGTCAACTTTGCCTAACTATCTCCTACAAAGTATGGCGATAGTTCGTGAGCGTTTTTGGTCACGCTTAAACGTCGGAGAAATAAAGAAGAGTTGATGAAATGTCAACTTTGAGTTCTTTCCTATTGGAAAGTCCAATCCTCAAACTCAGAATACGGTGCATTCTATCGATCCCTCTTTGACTTATATGCACTCGAAAATTATCGCGAGTACATATTGATCTATCTGAGCATCTGCTCGGATATGATTATCAAAGGGGCTGGATCAAGTGCCTGATATCTCGAATATTGAGGCCTTCCTCAGGTCGGTCAAAAATTTTGACTGATTTATGAGTAATCTCTGACACGTCGGTACTGATGAGTACCGGAAATATTTGAGTGATTCTATCAAAAAAGAATTTCACAAAAAATATTTTAGTGATCACGAAGTAAATCCTTACTTAGGGAAGCTTGGGTTCAAAGATGAACCGGCAGGAAAGGTTAGAGTATTTGCTATGGTTGATATATGGACACAGTGGCTGCTTTTTCCCTTGCATAAGTTAATACAAAATATTCTGCGTCCTCTTAAAGAAGACGCGACTTTTGATCAGCTCGGTAGACTAGAGAGTAAATTGAAGGAGATGAGCGTTCCTCGTAAGAAGAAGGCTTTTTCTTTTGATCTATCTTCAGCTACTGACAGATTACCTGTTGTTCTTCAAGTCTATTTGTTGCAACCATTGCTTGGGAAGAGTTCTGCTGCTGCTTGAGCTAACATTTTAGTGAACCGAGGGTATGTTATTTCTAAGCGTAATGCCGAAAAGTATAATATCCCCGAGGGATCTAGAGTGTTAACATATGCTGTAGGTCAACCCATGGGAGCATTATCATCATGGGTAATGCTTGCTCTGACTCATCACTTTATAGTCCAGTGAGCCTTTTATGATGCTTGTTCAAGAAAGCTCAAAAGGTTAAAAGGATTCTGATTTACAGATTACCTAGTTCTTGGAGATGATATAGTGATTTTTGACTCCTTCGTGGCAGAATCCTATCGTAAGATAATGGATCTCCTCGGAGTGAAAATAGGGTTAGCCAAATCTATAAGTGCTAAAAACTCGTGAACTCTTGAGTTCGCTAAGAAATACTTCGTTGATGGTGGAAAAGCGAATATGGTCCCGGTCAGGGACATCATAGTAACTACACTATCAACTGGAGTACTCTTTGAGTTTATTAGTAAGCATGATTTGACTTTTCAACACTATTTAAAAGTACGTGGTTTAGGCTACAAAGCTCGGTCGAAAGTTATTGGACATCTCTGAAACTTACCAAATAGACTTAGAGTCTATATCGTAGAGTTCCAAAGATCTGTTAAGGAATCTTGGTTGGATTGAGTGACCATGAAAAGTCTGTCTTCTAACTATATCCTGACTAAGCCGGGTTTAATCCGCTTGATCTGATGACTTAAAAATCATCGTGAAGATAGCATTAGACCTAGGTTGATTCGGTTGGAAGCTCAGATACAAAGTGAGCACAATTTCCTACGTAATCATCCATATTTCATGGTCGGTTCTCATTCTTCAGTCGAAGCATTAGATG